TGTTCTCATTGAGTTGTTGCTCTTCACGGAGAGCCTCAAAATCTAGAACTTCATTTTCAAAATCGATATTCATATAGACAAACCTCGTATACGTCTGCCTAATAAATAGTAGTCAAATATAATTATCACGGTTTATATGTTCGACCTCGTCCAGCAGAACTAGCTGCTTTCTTTGTCGCTTCGCTTTCGTCCTTTTTCTGCTTGACTAATCTTTCTAGGAACCATACCCTGACACTAACAGGTAGGTTATAGCCCTCGAAAAAGCTCCAGCCGCCATGATATTTTAATTGGAATAGTTGCTCATATACAGCCTCAATGTATTGCTCACTTAGGCCAAAAAAAGTCAATACCAAGCGGAACCTCCATGTCCGCTTCATAACCACAATTAGGGCAGTCATATGTTTGTTCAAGGTTAATGTTTGGTACAATTGATGAATAGATGGTCCTTAGGTGTCTTGCGTCCCTTGCCGGCATAGCCTGAATGAAAGACTCGATGGTAAAAGGGCTCTCGTCTCCATTGACAGCAACAACATATGCTCTAAAAGAGTCGGTTGTTACTCCTTGGCTCATCTTTCTTTTAGCTTTTCTTTCCATTTCCTTCGTTAGTCTTGTTTCATCGGCGCTTGTCAAAAGACGACAAGTAACCTCTACGCCAGACATTGGCAACTTAATCTGAACTAAGCCTTCCTCAGTCACAGCTACGCCCAAATTCCTAGCTTCCCCTAGAAAGTCATTACATGGTGGCTCTGAAATGTCAAAGCTATGCTCATCTGTGGTTCCGCAAGAAGGACATGTCACATTTGTATCATAATCGGCACCATATCCTGTTCTTCTGGCAGCAACCAGCATGGCATTTTTATCTCCTACCAAGAGAGTGTCAACATTAATTGACGTATCCACCAAAACATTCTGTAGCATACGATCTAAAGCAACACCCTCTTTGAGGAGTGAGCGAGATGTGAGAATATCTTCTTCTTTTGCGGTCATGTAGCGAATTTCTACTGTTGTCTGGTTATGCAGTGGATGACCAGCGGGATAGAAAATACCTTTGCTTGGCAGTTCAACAAACTCAGTTGGAACTGACCAATTAAATGTGGGTGCTGGCGCAGCAGCAGCCACAGGTGTATCGTCTTGTGTAAGATTGCCTGGGAGTCCCAAGCGGTTATCATTTCTACTCATATTTTGTAACCTTTCTTAAGTATTATAACTTATTGTATTTTGTTCGTTAAGAACGAGTAGATGGAGGAGTGTTGCTAGATACGCCGCTTCGCTTAAGTTCTGCCCAGTCATATGTGATTGTGCAGTTTACTTCTACCATATCGTCTGATTCGTAAGATAAAGTACCACCGAAGTCAATGTTGGTAATGATTGGGTTAATCAATTCCCATCTTTCTACTTCTTTTCCGTCAGCATCGATCTGCTTAAGAACTACGTTGCCAATAGTATCTGTAAAAGCTTTCTTGCTAAGGCTTCTACGAGAAATGGTGTCTGTTGAGGGATACTTGTATCCAGCAGTACCAAGAATATCTAAGAAAGCGAAAGACAAGTCAGGGTTTACAGGGTCTACCAATGTTACTGTAATTGGCTGCCAGGTAACACGACCTGGAAAATTGAAAGTATGGTCAATGTATTGATGAGGAATAGTTGAAATTTCTGCGACTGGCTTAGTAGCAGTCTTTACTGTCCATACTGGTATATCACCAGGTTGGTTACCATTCCTAGAAGTGAAACTTAACTCAAACCGAAATTGACGTTTTGGTTCTGCGTTTGCTTGACCCCAAAATAGACTTGCCATTGTTTATTTAGCTCCTCGTAATAAATAGTTACTCAGTGGATTAATCTTCGAAAGATGCTCCACTGTTTGTAATTATGAAGTCGATTGCGAAGAACTCTACAGCACGGGTTGGCTTCACATACAACTTGGCATAAATGATGTTGCGATCAATAAGATCTGGTGTGGTTGTTGATTCGTCCAAGATTAGTCGGAAGTCCTCAATACCGAACTGAGCCTTGACGTCACGGAGGACTGGCTCAGCCTGACCCAAGAAGCGATCCCATGTTGCTTGTGCGTTTGGAGCAAATAGAAGTCTTGAGGCGATGAAAGAGATCTCACGCTTCAAGTAAATCATCAAGCGGCGGACATTGATTCGATCAAGAGCACTTGCTGTTTGTTGTAGTGTCTTTTGCCCGAAGATGACAATTCCTTCTGCTGGGAATTTAGCGATTGGGTTAATGTTGTTTTCATACAGTGTATCACGATCGTCAGAAGTTAGCTTGCGTGATACGTCTAGCACTGGTACACCAGCAGCGCCTTCGCTTAGTCCACCACGGGTGAAGCCTGCTGGAGCAAACCAAGGTGCCTGTTGCCTATCAGTGTTAGAAAGAACACCAAGAGCAGCAACTGATGGTGGTGACCATAGTCTCTGGTTTGTTTCGGTGTCCAAGATGCTTACCCATGGGTAGTATGTAGCGCCATAGCTATTGTTAATACTACGAATAGCAAAATCAGAAGCAGCACGATCTGGGCTGTTGCCTGAGTTTCTATCTTGGGCCGAACCAGTAGCTTCGGTATCTGGTGTATAAGCGCCTTCGATATCAATAATTGCTAATGCATCGCCACGATCCTCGGCGGTGTCCAGAAGATCATTAGTTACTGTAGCGTTTGTGATACCAGGCATTACGATAGCATTCATTGATACATCGTCTGGACTGGAGACAATATTAATCGCTTTTCTCAAAGAGTAGATTTCGTAAGAAGTATCTTCTGTCTTTTCGTCCATCTTGGTGTTACGGAACGGTTCACGCTCCTTGATGTCTAGACCATCAAAACCGCCGTGCAAGACAGTTGTAAATCGGTCAAGACCTTCGCCTAGTATGGCTGTGTAATTGCCAACACTATCACCGCTAGCACGGAAACCACTCCCATAAGTGAATCCAGCGGTAGAAGACCCGGAGAGATTATCCAGGGAGAATACCCAAGAGATGTTTACAGCAGACCCTGTCTGAGCAAAAGTCTCGCCCTCAACATCAAGCGATGTATCTGATGGATTAGAGTTGACCCCAGAGAGGTCAAAAGTTCTTGCTCTTAGCATATCTGCTATTTCTGGGTTATGGAATGTGTTAGTTCTTGAGCGACCAGTCCACGCACCCCAGAAAGTATTCTTTGTATTTTTTGGACTTCCGTCAGTGCTGTTTAGGCGCAATGGAACGCTTGGAAACTGAATGGAGCCACTGAAGCGGGTGCCAGAAATAACTGCCAAAGACATAATGTCGTCGTTAGCAGCCAAGTGTCCAGCACTACCATAAGCAGCCGTGTCGTCACCATCGAGCATAGTGCGGTAGTCACCCCTAGAGGCAGATGCTGGCGTGGATGGGACAGAAAAGCCAGAAGATCCGCTAACCAAACCAACGTTTCTGTACTTCGTTGGACCGAAGACACCAAATGGTATCCAGCGGGTTTCACCAGAACCAGCAGCGACATCATCATTCATTACGACTCGAATATAGTTTGACTGATTTTCAAACTCACCATAATCTATATTACGTTGCTCTGTGGCACTATAAACGCAGTATCTATCACCAATTCTTTTAGCGATATAGTCTTCAGAAGCTGGGTTGAGGTTTAGTTGGTCGAAACGCTCCAGGATAACCTGTCTGTTATCGGTGTCGTTAATATCACGGACCAATACAGAGAAAGAGCCATAATTTTGGAATTCCCCTGTAGCTGCCTTGATGTTTGATATAGAGATTTTTACTTCCCTTTGTGCCCACTCGCCTGCGGAGAGAGCCTCAAGGCGGAAGAGTTTCTGCTGGTTACGAGCAGCATAAGAGCCTGTGTTTGTGCTGAGGTCCTGTGAAATGAACCAGCCTGTAGTGGCTCGTGTTGCGGGAGCACGCCAGTTGTTTTGCTGGACTGAGTTATTGCCATTTACAGCCATTGGCAAAATAGCAGCATGATATTTTGTTGTATCCCCACCAGCCAACAATCCAATACTTGTAGCGCTAGCATTTTGTGCAGAATATTCAAAAGACTCGCCGAGCCAGTAGAAGCCACCTTGGTAAAATGTTCTTGTTGAGGCTGCGGTAATAGCAGAATTGGTAATTGTTGGGTTTGTGTTTAGAGCCCTGCGAATGAAATTAGGACTGCTTGGATCTAAACTTACCTTAAGCTCTTCATTTGTACTGCCGCTTACGAAGACAAGCTTGAAGTCATCGTCTGTTGATACTTCGTAAAGGGTAGATCCGTTCTTCCCTGTGGTTGTAGAACCAGATAGAAGAACTCGTCCATTTGTGTAGAACTGAGCAGCAACAGCGCCGCTGACCACCGTATTGCCAGAAGTAACGGAAGCGGATGGCCAAAGAACAAGGGCAAAAACACCGCCATTGTTATCAACGGGACCAGCTTGACCAACTTCCCAACCTGCCTTTCCAGCAGCAGCTACTCCAGACTTCTCATCGCCGAGAACTCGAAGGAAAGTAAGAGGAGAATTGTTTCTCAACCAAGCCTTAGCAGCATATGCAGCGTAGGTTGGGGCAGTGTTATTGCCCTCACGCCAAACATCACCACCTTCATTGCCAGCTACTGGGTTGCCAAAAGTCTGAACAAAATCAGAGTATGAGCTAACCTGAACTGGTTTATCGGCAGGTCCCTTGCGAGCACGACCAATAACTACTGGTCCTACTTCGGTTGGTACGGCTGGAAGTTGTGATTGATCAATCTCATCAACAAACACTCCAGGTGAAATGAACTTAAACTTTTTGGAAGAGTTGTCAGCCATCGAAATGTATTCTCCTCGGTCTTATGCGTATAGTACGGTATTCAAGAATTTACACTAAATACCAATAATAAATAGTAGGGCGGTATTCCAAACGCCAGGTTGTTATGATCTGTATTTATCTTTTCTGCCTGCATGGAACTCAGGCTCATCGCCAACAACTGTTCTTTCCCTACCAATTGTAACTTCAGCGGCGGATTCACGGCGGATTACAGCAGGAACATCCTCGTTCTTGTCTGCTCCCAAGATGTACCCCAATACTGTGATTGTTGTTGTGGACTTAAACATTCTTTCGTCTGTGTTTAGTCCTGAGTTATTGCTCTCATTTGTGAATGTTTCGTCACCAAAGGCTTCATAGACATTCCCTTCGTGTTCGATCTTAAAGGCCACTGGAGTTGAAAACCTCCCCATCATCGCAGCAATGATTTCGTTCATCTGTTGTTGGAACTCTGTGGCCATCTTAATTTCGTAGGTCACTTCTACATAAGTTGGCATTGGAACATATAATGTGTCATATACTATCTTTTCATTGTCAAAAGGAAATGTACTTTGATTATATTTTCTTTGTGCCGTCGCATTCGCACGATCTCTTGACTTTTCCTGATTAACTTGGCGAGCGATTGGAATAGCACCACCTCGCTTGTAAAAGCCGAAGTATGGCGGAATATAGACACCGTATTTACCCTTGTTGGAAGGATTGTTAATCATTTGACCACGAACAATAGAGATAAGTGGGTATTCTAGTGTTCTGCCGTTCTTGCGTAGTTCAGGGTCGTCCTTGATTGAAAAAGCACGCTCTGGGGAAGCAAA